CATTGTGTTTTCCTCCGTTTTTTTGGTTGTTTTCCCTTTCGGTAACTGTATATTACCATACCTTTCGGCGTATAGCAAGCGGCTAAAGTACCAGAATATACAGCTATATCCGAGCGAGGTATTTGTGTAATATACACCAAGGAAAAACGGAGTCGCCACGTTCGCACGTGTGGGCTTGCAGCTGCAAAGCGATAGTTTTCCGCAGCACAAGCAAAAGCCCCACACGCCGAAACGTAGAGGCTTTTACGGGCAAATCGGTAGGCATTCAGTTTAGCCTTTCAACTCTTTTTCTGTCAAAATGCGGTAGTTTTTATCCTGCCAAAAGCTGACGGTCACGTAGTAGGAAACCTCGCATTCGGATTCATAAAATTCGTCATTCTCCTCATCGTACTCTTCGTAGGATTCCAACTCGGTGAAGGCAGCCACATCTTGCTGCTCCAGTCCCTCGCCAAACCCATCTGCCCACTGTCCGGTCAAATAACTTTTCAACTGTTCCGTGTCGGTTTCGTTCCAGTCATCCGCCACTGTGCAATTTGCAACGCCGTAAAGCTCGTGGTTGTAAATTTCAACGGAAACATGAATCCGTTTCAGCTTTTTATAGTAGCTGTCGCCGTTGCGAGCATCGGCATACTTCGCCAAATCGCCGTCATCGTATTCGGCTACTGCCTCTGCAATTTCATCTGCGCAGGACATGGCATCCACCAAAAACTCCGTTTCATTCGATGCAGCGACAACCTTCAGCGTGTTGTAAATCTTGATTTCCTTCATGATAAGTTCCTCCAAAAAATCGTAATTCGGTCGGCTTTGCCGTTCCGTTGTGTCACATAATAACTCTTTTTCGGAGACTTATCAAGCGGCTAAAGTACCAGAATATACAGCCATATCCGTGCGAGATATTTGTGTATGATACACCAAGAAAAAACGGAGTCGCCACGTTCGCACGTGTTGGCTTTCAGATGCAAAGCGGTAGTTTTCCGCAGCACAAGCAAAAGCCCCACACGCCGAAATGTGGAGGCTTTGTGGGCAAGGAATCGAAAAAATCAGTCGATAACGTGAATGCTGCCGTTCTCGTCAATCCGAATGGGAGGATATCGGAAATAATTCCGGTATTTTTCCGCTAGTTCCGGCGATAGGTCGGTAAATTCCGCACCATCAACTCCGCAGATGAAAAACGTTCCTTTGATGATGTCGTTGCATTCCGGTATCAATCGATTCCATTCCGTATCACTTTTTAATTTTGATTCCTCATCGCAAACAATCGCCACCTTGTCCGCAAATGGACAGATGGCTTCGATATAACCGCCGACTATCTCTTGCATGGATTTCAAAGAGCCGTCAATCTCGGCAACATGGGGACATTTCCTTGGCTCAATTATCAAAACACGCATTTACTTTTCCTCCCGATATTCCGTATGCCTATGGATAATCGACAGGATTTTTTCCTGTTCCTCCGGCGAAATCCCGATGCTTTGCAGCGACTGCCTGATACCACAATCCGGACAGATTTCCGTTTTGTCATCGGTTCTGGAAAGTGCCGGATGTCCGGTGTAGGGCTTTCCGCAAATTGGGCAAATCTTTTTCTCCATCTTACTGCACCACCTTTCGGCTGGCATCCATCGCATCCAGCAAATATTGTAAATCAAAACCGAAGTCACGGTATCCCGTACCGCAAGTTTGGAGATACAAGGAACTTGGCATTCCAAGTTTTCGCTCTTCATGCATGATGTAGGCAAACGCCGTCAGCTTACGGATTTTTCCGGTTTCTGATAGCTTTACTTCCAACGGAAAACCTTTCTTGTAGTAGAAGCTTGGAAAACCCTCGTAAATATCCAATTGCCGTTCATCTCGTGCCGAAACAGCCCAGACTGCCACAGGCACTTGGTTGCCGGAATGCGGTTCGATGGTGAGGTAGTTGCCGGACTTGCTGCCTTTGAACAGCAAGCGATAATCGGGAATGAATGCCGTTCCGATGATTGCTGCATCTGGGCAACGCATCCGCATTTGCCGAACATTGAGGTTCGAACCGTAGGCGATGTAAAATCGTTTCATAGAAAAAATCCTTTCCGAAAGGCTTTGTTTTTGCCGCTAGAGGCTTACCCTTCTACCACCACAAGACCGCCGAAGCGGTCGAATGGGGAGGCATAAGGCTATGTCTCTTAGTTGCCGAATCTCCATGCGGAGTTTCCGGAGAGGTTTTTGGTGAGAAAGTTTCTGGCGGTGGCGAATTCCTCGCCAACTAATCCCAGCCGAATCAGCCATGTTCGCATGGCGAATTTCGGATTCTCGTGCTGCTGGGGTTTTGGGCTTGCCGTTCGCAGCTCCTTTGCAAGTTCCGAAAGTGCCAAGCAAAGCTGAATGTAACTTTTCAATTGCCCGGCGTGCAAGCCATTCTTTTTACCGTTTTCCGGTCGGTCGAATTGGAACAATCGGAACTCAATCGTACCTTTGGTAAAGGTCGCATGGTAGTTTAACATATGGTATCGGCTGTTGTTGTAGTGTTGATTTCTGCCGCAATCCTGTCCTTGCGAGGTGTACCAGATGTCGGCGAATTGTGCCATCGTGCGAGGTCTTTTCCGATTGACTTGCTCCAAAAAGTTCGGGTCAATCGTTCGGCAATAATGTCGCATCCGATTGGTATCGAGTTTCAAAGCCTCGGCAAGCAAGGATTCGTGGCTTGCCATGATGTTGGCGAGATTTCGCAGGGTTTGCGGTGTGTGCCCATTCGCTCCGATGTGGATGTGAACGCCTGCACCAACTCCGGCGTGGGAAATTGCTCCGGCTTTCCGCAATCGGCGTACCAGTTCCTGCAAAAGTTCGATATCCTCGTAGTGCAGAATTGGCGTTACCAATTCGCACTTTTCGCTGTCAGCTCCGGCAATGCTGACGTCCCGTTGAAATTTCCACTCCCGTCCCTCAGCATCCCATGCCGACCAAGTGTAGTAGCCGTTTCGGTGTGCCGTGTCCTCGTAGCGTCCTGTTCCGAAAAAGTCGGCTGTGAGCTTTGCCGCGTTCTTTCTGGTGATGTGGTTCATCTCAATTTCCACGCCAATCGTCTGGGTTTTCAGGTTCGCAATCTGCTGTTCGGTTTTTGCGTTCATTTGATTTTCCTCCGTATTTTCGGGCTTTTTCCCTTTTGTTGTAACCATATTAACTCTAAACGGAGGAGATAGCAAGCGGCTAAATCTACAGAAAATGAGGTCAAAAGATTGTGTAGAATACACTCTTGCAATTCTTGCGATTGTATGGTAACATACCGTACAATGGAGGAGGTGCCGCCTTATTTTTTCGCCTCGGATACGGTCTGGAAACTGTCGATTTCGGGAATCAGAGCAAGGGAAGAACCATTCTCCCACCGCATATGAATGCTGCCCGCATCGTCAATATGCGTGACCTCGCCGACTGTTCCGGGAAGAACCGGATATGTTTCATTTCGCATAGAAATCAGCTGTAATTTCGTTCCGACAGGGTACTTTTTTCGCAACTGTTCCAGATATGATTCACTCGGAAACTGCATCAGTATCACCAACCTTTCTGAATGCGGAATTGCCTGTGAGATTGCGAAGAATGACTTTTCTTGCTGCCTTGAATTCTGCACCCACCATTCCCAGACGAATCAGGAAACACCGCATGGTGTACTTGGGATTGTCGGAGGTGTCCGGCTTGCGGTTGATGCGGCTCTGGTTCTTGGCAAATTCGCAGAGCATGGAAATGAAGGTGCAGTAGGCATCTGCATCACCATCCTGTTCGACCGTGAACCACGGAAATTCCACCTTTTCATCAGACGGAATGATGTCCAGTGAATTTGTTTGAAATGCCGCCTGAAAAAGGGCAGCCTTGTTTTCACAGATCTGCCGGAGATTGCCCAGTGTATGTTCCGTGAAGAAATCAGCTGGCATCTGCACCGTCAAGCCTTTAGATTCCGGTTCTGACGTGTCTGGAACAACATAGCCCCGATTTGCCAGTTCAGCAAGAAGCCGTTCTGTTTCCTTATGGTCGGCTTGGTCGCTGATTTCCAGATTACCGGACTTGGTAACAGTGTAGCATTCACCGATTTTGTAGGCACAGGTGGGCATATACTGATATTCTGCTGTTGTTCCAATGATCATGGCTACCGCCCACGCCAGTTTCTTTCGATTTTCTCCTGCAAGATGAAATTCAATTATCATATGTTTTCCTCCCGATTTTCGGTGATTTGCCTTTCGGCAGTACATATGTTAACTCTTTTTTCCACAGATAGCAACTGTGAGATGTGTAGAATTATTTCCCCTCGTTTTGTGCATAATAGGCGATTCCTGCCAGCACAAACAAAGCGTTGCTTGAAGCGATACCATTTCCCCACATTTTATAGGCAGCACTATCAGAATACGGATTCTTCAGCCACTTTTCAATCTGCTTACGGGATTTTGGTTTGCAGGTCTTACCGACAGCTTTGTTGTATGTTTCAAAAACATTCTGCCACCAATTTATCTGTTCTTCGGTCGGATTTTCAATGCCAATATCATCACACCACCAAGTCGGCATACCTTGCAGTAACGCACATTCCTGGGGTGTCAGTCGTCTTACGATGTATTCAATTTCAGGAGTGCTGTCATTGACAACAGGCGGATCTTTGTAATCCGATGCTACAAGTGTGTTTGCTTTTTCCTTTTCAGCAACAGTATGGTGGGAATTTTTGCTTGTGGAGTATTTCGGATGAGCGATTCCGCCTGCCCCCGATGCAACGATTGTAGGAGATTTTTCTTCTTCCACCTGAAAACTGAATCGTGCGTTGTATCCCTGATTCATGGCAGGTCTGCCGATGCCATACGATACAGCATGATTTTCCGTACAATTCAGCGTATACATGGTTTCCGATTCCTTGTATCCGTCACCATGATGTGAAGGTCTGCTACCGTTTCCTTCAACTACTACCATTCCGCCTTGATTTTTGCAAGGTGACTGATTGCTGGTATCAATGGTTCTTGAAGTATCTGCTTCATAAAATCCGCTGTTTGGATTGTTCGACAGCATAGAATTACTGTATTTTCCACAGATACCATATGCCTTTGGAACGAAAAGTGTCTGGTCGTTATTGCAGGAAAGAGTAGCAGATTTGTTTTTCTGAATCAACGCTCCACGTCCACTATTTCCGTGACCACATCGTATTTTCAGTGTTGCAGGAACAACCGATGATTCCACCACAAAAGGCTGATTGTTTCCGCCTATTCCATAAGTTGCAGAAACTGTCTGAGCAACATTAAGAGGTCCTGTGTATCTGGTATCCTGAGAATGATTCTCGAACATCAGCCCTGAGCCTGTTTCTTCAGAGCAGTTTCCAAAACTTTGGGAAGTTTCTTGCCACGCTCTGAAGCTCTCCGCAGAATACCCAGGCACGCCTTCTGACTCAAATAATATTTTTGAGGCACATCCGCCATCAAAATCTGCGACAAGGTAGACACGCATTCTTCTCTGGGGTACGCCCCAGTATTGAGCATCGAACGTCCTGTAGGCGACAGAGAAATTTTCACCCATGATTTCTCCTGCCTTTGTCCATTTTTCAGGTTTAGGGACAGATAAATCTGCGTCTTTAATCTTACAGAATTCTTCGAGGACACATCGGAAGTCTTCTCCGCCATTTGAGGAGAATGCTCCTGTGACATTTTCCCACACTGCAAATCTCGGATATTTTCCATTGGTTGCACCTCTCATTTCCTTTATAATTCTGATTGCCTGAAAGAAAAGTCCTGAACGCTCTGCATTCAAGCCCTGACGCTTGCCTGCAACTGAAAGATCAGTACAGGGCGAGCCAAAGGTAATAATATCCACAGGTTCAATTTCTGCACCGTTGACGCTGTTGATGTCACCAAGGTGCTTTACAAAAGGCAGTCGCTTTTCGGTTACAGCGATAGGAAAAGGTTCAATTTCTGATTTCCAGACAGGCACAATGCCGGAAAGCATAGCCATCATGGGGAATGTTCCTGAGCCATCAAAAAGGCTGCCGAGCGTAAGAGGTTTATTCATCAGGCTTTTCCACCTCTTTTACAAGTTCACAGTAAGGTATCTGCTGTCCGTCACGGATAACATACACACCGTCAGCATCGCCGGTATCCTCAACATAGCGGCGGAGAATAACAGATGCATACTTTTCATCCAGTTCCATTGTGTAACAAATGCGGTTCATTTGTTCGCAAGCCATCAAAGTAGAACCGCTGCCGCCAAACGTATCAATAACTACACCATTTGCCTGTGTGGAATTTCCGATAGGATAGCTTAAAAGGTCAAGTGGCTTTGAAGTTGGGTGATTTGCATTGCGTTTCGGCTTATCAAAATTCCAGATGGTCGTTTGTTTGCGATCTGAATACCAATGATGCTTGCCGTTCTGCATAAAGCCATACAGCACAGGTTCGTGCTGCCACTGATAATCCGAGCGTCCAAGCACCAGACTATCTTTCACCCAGATACAGCAGCCTGCAAGATGAAATCCGGCATCAATGAAAGCCTTTCTGAAATTCAGTCCCTCCGTATCCGCATGGAATACATAGGCTGCACCGCCTTTTTCAAGGTGGTCAGCCATACACTTGAATGAAGCAAGAAGAAAGTTGTAGAATTCTTCGTTTTTCATACTGTCATTCTGAATGGTAAGTCCACTGGAACTCTTGAAAGAAACGCCATATGGAGGATCGGTCAGAATGAGATTTGCCTTGGTGTCACCCATGAGAGCAGATACATCTTCTGCAGATGTGGCATCACCGCACATCAGCTTGTGTCTGCCAACTGTCCATATATCGCCACGCTGGACAAAAGCTGCTTTTTCCAGTGCAGTGGTGAGGTCGAAATCATCGTCTTTCACTGTGTCACCGCTGTTTGTATCAAACAAATCTGCAATTTCAGCTTCATCAAAGCCGGTCAGACCAAGGTCAAAACCGAGATTCTGCAATTCTTCCATTTCAACGGACAGCAATTCTTCGTCCCAGCCAGCATCTAACGCCATCCGGTTGTCAGCAAGAATATACGCTTTCTTCTGTGCTTCCGTCAGATGGTCGGCATACACACAGGGTACTTCTGCAATGCCTTCTTCCTTTGCCGCCATGATGCGTCCATGTCCAGCCAGCACATTGTATTCCCGGTCGATAATGACCGGATTCACAAAGCCAAACTCACGAAGGGAAGAGCGAAGTTTCAGGATCTGTTCCTTGTTGTGGGTTCTGGCATTATTCGCATATGGCACTAACTTGTTGATGTCAACAAGCTGAAATTCTGTAGTTGTGGTCATGCTCCATTCCTCCGCTTCAAAACTTTCTGTAAGCCTTTTCTGGCATCCAGCACTTTTCCGCTGACCGCCTGTCCTTTTATGGTGCGGTATTGCTGTTTGATCATCTTTTGGCGATTGGCTTTCAAATCTCGCCAGAACTGGGTATCTTCTTTCATGTATTTCTCACTTTCTGCTGCTCAGAAGCTGTTCCATCAAATCATCCTGCGGTGTACCGTCAAATTTGGTCGTGCAGTTCTGTTTCACAATATCGAAAATCTCATACCAGAGCAAATTTGCCTGTTTCTGAAATGTCTGGCTCATCTGCACAAACGGAGAAGCAATAACGCCGCCGGTGGTCGGGTGTTTCCCCAGCAGTCCATAGGTACTGAGGGCTTCTTCACACTGTACAAATCGGGCGAATGCCTGCGAGTAGCTTTCCAGCAGCCGTTTGTTGACGTGCTTTTCACAGCCACGCTGTTTCAGCCAGAGCCACGTTTCTTTGTACACAATGTCTGCTCCCAGCGGTTTTCCGTTCTTCTGCTGGGCAGACAAGTATGCACTGGGGCTTGGCATATCCGCACCGGTCAAATCAGCGGCATCGTCCAGATCAGCTGCGTCTAATTCCGGAGCATGAAATTCCATAATATCTGCATCCTTGCCCTCTGCGATCTTGTCGGAGAGAGCTTTCGG